AAGACCTTTGGGACCGCTTTACCGAGTTTAAGGAGAGATTGTTCGATAAAACCTCAACTTTGAACCATCCATGGGTTGTAATTGATTCAAATGACAAAAGAATCTCGGGTTTGAACGCAATTAGATATGTTTTGAAACAAATTCCTTATGAAAATAAGGATAAAAAGATTGTAAATAAGGAATATCCCGAAGTTTTAACCGTTTTAGTACCTTCTGAAAAGAATATTGAAGATATCCTTAATTAAACTGTCATATATTTATAATATATGAGAAATTTAATCAGAAAAGCCTTAGTTACTGAGATAACCAGTGAAAAAATGGTGTTAAAAGAGGGTGCTGAGACTAGTGAAAGCCTAAAATACCATATAAATGAGGGTTTAACCCTGTCTGAGAACGTTTATAGGATATATTCTGACGAATTCTTCAATTTAATCAATGAAGTACGTAATCTGTATGATTTGGGGTTAATTCACCTAAATGAAGAGGATAAATGGATTGTAAATACCGATATTGGTAAAACAGCAGTATTTGAGGGTGAAACAGTATGGTTAGACATGCCGTTTGAGGTTGAAGATGATGAAATGGTGAACGAGGCTGAATATAGAGGTAGAAAAGTTAATCTAAACTCACCATTTAGAACACCAGGTGGACCTAAAAAGTTCGCAGTATATGTAAAAACACCAAGTGGAAACGTTAAGATAGTAAGATTTGGTGACCCCAACCTTAGAGTTAGAAATAATAACCCTGGTGCAAGAAAGAGTTTCAGAGCCCGTCACAAATGTGATACAAAGAAAGATAAAACTAAAGCAGGGTACTGGTCTTGTAATGTGGCGAGATACAGAAAAAAATTAGGTATCAAATCTTCATCTCCTTGGTAAAATTCTTATTATAGGTTTATGGAACTTCCATTTACCCAAGAAAAACACGAAGGTTTTTTAATTCGTACTTTCTCAAAAGATGTTGAGTCAGACGAACTCAAATGGCATTATGATTTAGAAAACAGAAAGATAACCATCCTTGAAGGTGAGGATTGGAAATTTCAAATGGATAACGGACTACCCAAGAAACTTACGGTGGGTGATGTCCATTTAATCCCAAAGGGTATTTATCATAGAGTTAAAAGAGGTTCTACCGACCTAAAAGTAAAAATTGAATTTTATGAACAATAAATTAAACGATAACATACCTCATTTTAAGGCAAAAATTAAAAAGTCTTATTTTACTAAAAACGAAGAACACTCTAATGATTATTATGATGTTATTTGTTTTGGCATTCAGTCTTTGGCTGGGAAAATCTTAACCTTTCATATTATGACTGACGATGGTATGATGAGAAGTAGGGTTCCATTGTCAGAAATTTACATCAAAGAACCGACAAAAGATATCCCATTCCATTTCAAACAATTATGGGATTGTTTCTCTGAAAATGTGTCAGTTATTCATTATGATTTTTTGGCCTTCCACAGGGCTCAGGTTGTTCTCAGGGATGGTTCTAAAGTTTGGGGTGAATATATGTTTACCGTAGATTGGTTTAACAACCCCTATAGTGATGAACCGTCAGATTATAAATGCGGTCATGTCTTTGCTTCGGATGATGGGTATCTACTTTGTATGCCTAACAATAGAATATTTTGGAAAGATTCAAATTGGGTTACAAAACCACTCCAAGGTGATTTAAAACAGTTCAAGGTAGATACCCATATTCCTTCTGTTGAAAATGTTTCAGATAGATGGGTAAGTGAGGATACCGATAGTTTCTACTATGATATTATTAAGGAACAATAAACTTCTTATAATCTGATGTAAGAGGTTTTTCGTTTTTGAAGTAATACTTTGTGGTCGTTGTTCCTACAGTAATGAATTTGTAAAATCCTGATGGAACGGTTGCATCTGTCGGTAATTTCACACTTGATTTGTCAAACACCAAAACAATTTTTACTTTAACAGTTGCAGTTTTTGCCAACACTCTTTCTTGTTCTTCTAACAATCTCCAAGCACCTCTGTTTAAATATTGATTTTGTAAACAACAATTTAAATAACTAAATGTTGATAATAACATTGGTTTTGTGCAGTTAAAATCAGCTGCCGGTGCTAAGTGACCTTTATCGTAAACGTTATTTTGATAGTCAGCGTTATTTGATGTACGTATTGAATCAACGGTAAAAAAGTCCATTCCATCTCTCTTAGCAGTACCTGATGGACATAAAACAGTGTACTCTAACCATAAAGGTTGTTCAAAAACTTCAGAGTACATCCCCTTGAATATTGGTGATTGGAAATAAACTGAGTCTCTTTTTTGAGAAAAAATAAGGGTCGGTAATAAAAACAGTATAAATATTAATTTTTTCATACCGATAAATATTACCGACCTATCTATTTTACCCTCTTATCCCCCTGTTGTCCATGTGGTCAACGTAATTAATAGTTGGTGTTGCGTATCTCTCATTAATATTCATTGTCGGCTCCATTGCTTCATTATACAATTCTTCCATCTCTATTTCCATATCTTGTGGTAGTGATTCTTCGTGGTCCATTTCCTCTACCAACATACGAATATCACGAGGCATTGCACTATTTTTAACTTCCCCATTTCTAGCATCTTCCATATTACGAGACTCTAACCACATAGAATCATTCAATGATTTATTTGAACCTCCTTCGTCTTTAATAACATTTTTTAACACGTCCATAATTTCATTGTCTAAATTAGCCATCATGGAATCAATTCTATCATCAACTTGATTCCAAAATGAAATTTCATACGTGCTTGATTGTGGTGAATATCCTGCAAACATTGCAGTTTTTTCACCTGTTTTTTTGTTAATAACATAAACCAATTTCCCACCTTCAGTGTACCTGAAAAAATGATAATAAGATTCTCGTGATGAGGTACACCATTTTGTGGTGGCACCATACTTCAATGACGATTGATAAGTTATTGGTCTTACGGCTAACCAATTCTCACTGTTCAAAACCACAACAACTTGATTTTCCATTTCTTTTTCAATTTCCTTAATGCTTGCAATTGAGTTGTGCATTTGTATTTCGGAAATTTCTTTAATTTGGTTAACATCAACACTAAAAAATTTATTGTTTGAGTGTCTGTCAATAAATTCTGAAATATCTTTAATGTCGCTATAAGAAAAAGGACTCATATCCATAACTCTAGTTAACATAATCAAATTTTCAGTTGATAAGTTACTAAAAAAATAATCAGGTTTGTGTGGTAATCTAAATTGGATTTCATGTATAATAGATTGTATCTCATTATTATTTTTAAATCTATCCACAGTTTCTGTCATTTTTGATTTCATCAAATTAGTAATCATTTGAACATATTTTTTATGGGCTGTTGGGTCCATAATTTCCGCAACATCCATAGTAGACATTTTCATCCACTCAGGAGCGTTTTCTTTGATATCTTTAAATCTTCCCATAGTTGTAATTTTTATAAATTATACAAAATAAAAAAGACAGGTTCAAGTATGACCTGTCTTTTTCTGCGGAAGATGAGGGACTCGAACCCCCGCGCCGATTTCTCAGCCTAACAGTTTAGCAAACTGCCCCCTTCACCGACTTGGGTAATCTTCCAAAAAAAAATCTTGGGTCGGTATCCCAAGATTTTGCGGAGAGGAAGGGAATCGAACCCCCAAGCCTTTTACAGCCAGCTGATTTCAAGTCAGTGTCCTCGTCCATTCGGACCCTCTCCCTATTCATATAAACGATAGTAATCTTGACCATATTTGTCAATAACATAGTCAATAAATATTTTCATATCTTTTTCATATAGAACTATTAACTTTTTGTTAAATTGTAAAATTTTAGATTTGTTCCTATCGTCCAAATTTTCAAAACAACGTCTACCTTTAATTTCATAATAATTATCGTCAATAACAAAATCCGGATAATACTTATTTTTTTTATTCTGAAAAAAATATTCAAACCCTTCTTTGTTTCTTTTGAATAAAACTTGATGTTCTATTTGATATATAACCCAAGCCAGTTCCCAAGTACTATCGCACCAGTATCCTTTATACCATCCTTTTTTTCCCCTACCACTACCTTTCCTTAATCCGCCCGATAATGGGTTTTTTTTCATGGAGTCTGATATTTTTTTTCTTCGTTCTTCTTCACCCTCTTTTGTGGATGATACTCCTTTAGAGACGTTTTTTAATGAATTACTTATTTTATTTCTATACTCTTCAGAGTAAATTCCTTTTTTTCCTTTATTCCAAGGAATAAATTGTTTTGTATTTCCACTTATACTCCAAAAAGGAGTTCCTTTGAAACTACCTTTCTTTTTTTCGGAATCTTTTTTTCGTTTACCTTCGCAAGAATTTGGAGATGGTAAACAACACCCTTTTCCGTTGTTGAAAAAAAAATGTGCTTTGTTTCCACAACCATACGAACATTTAATCATGTGTTTTATATATAAATATTATTATATATGTGTAAATCAAGACAAATGCGATAAATCACTAAAGTATTTTATCGTCTTTATCAAGACTACCTTCAATAATTTGATTAATTCTATTTTTTGCTCTGTCACTAATTGGAATTGGATTACCTTCATCATCAATTCTTACAAAGGTAATTTGTGTATGTAGAATGACTGTTTGTTTTCCTGTATAAACACTATGTGACCTTGCTTCTAAATAAAGATTGATGGATGTATTCCCAACTTTAACAGGTTTACCGTATATCTTTAATAGTTGACCTTCTTTACCAGGTTTAATGAACCTACATTCATCTAATGCGATGGTTACCAATCTTGGTGAATCACAAAGTTGCATAGCAAGACCTGATGCCGCTGAATCAACCCAAGCTAAAATTTTACCCCCAAATAAATTTCCGTGAAAACCCAAATCTGATTTTTTGATTGGGTGAGTATTTAACAATTCCATGACAGAAATATACGAATATTAGTCGTTTTCTGTAGGGGTATTTACGTCTTTTATAATTTTAAGTAAAATATCTTTTAACATATTACCACCAACAATAAATGTCCCTGACGCTAAAAGTCTGGTAATAATATCTGATATTTCTTGTGAACCTAAGTTCTCATCTTTATATATGT